GCCAAGGAAGCAACCTTGATAGCAATCATTAACGGGGTGCCCTTCTATGAACATCCAACCCTAGGCGATGAAGTGCCCTTGCTTTACATAACCAAGGAAGGGAAGGTAAAGCGTTCAGACTTCTATGAAGTGCCAGAGCTTCAAGACTTGCCCTTTGACGCTATCGCTTAAACTTAACCCAAGAAGGGGAAGACTATGTTTAACTATGTGGATGATAAAGTAACTCGTGACGTTCTGACCCTAGTGTCAACAGATGAGGCAAGTGTGGCTTATGCCTTAGACTTCGCTGACCAGTGCTTACAAGCTGACCAGCACAACGAAGAGGTATCTTTCGAAGTGTATGACATGAGGGCAATGCATCTTGAAAATACTCATGCTTCGTGGGCTAATCAGAAAGACTTGGGAAAGACTATTGTTTCCCTGCAATCTTTCTGGTCTGTCTAAGTAACCTAGAAGCATAGCCTTGCGGGGCTATGTCACTAGATCACTTAAACCTAAGGGGATATGCTATGTCGTGGAAGGGTAACCTACTATCTTGTGGTAGCAATGCTAAGACAATCAAGGGTGACGGCTCAGAGTATTTGACCGCTATCATGTATCTAACACCGTGGAAAAGTGCAGGGGTTAACGTATGCCCTATGGCTGAACAGGCCAAGTGTATTGATGGATGCTTGAATACAGCGGGACGTGGGCAGATGTCCAGCGTTCAAGTAGGGCGGGCAAGGAAAACCATGTGGTATGCCAGCGATCGGCAAGGTTTCATGGAACAACTGTTTGCTGATCTAACATCCTTTGTCGCATACTGTAGCAAGCGGGGAATACACCCTTGCGTTAGACTAAACGGGACTAGCGATATCCGTTGGGAATTAGTAGGTGTTAAAGGTTATGCTAACATCATGGAAGCATTCCCTAGCGTGACGTGGTATGACTACACCAAGATTGCTAACCGTAGGGGCTTGCCTTCTAACTATCACCTGACATGGTCCTATAGCGGAGCAAGTGAAGCTTACGCCAAGCAACACGCTATCGCTAAGGTTAACGGGCTTAACATCGCCGTGGTATTTAGACGCAAGGAAAACATCCCGCAAGAATACTTGGGATTGCCTACTATCGACGGTGACCGCGACGATATGCGCTTCTTAGACCCTAAGGGTGTTGTCGTTGCCTTGTATGCCAAGGGCAAGGCTAAACTAGATCAATCAGGTTTTGTGGTGGAGGTGTAAACGATGCTTGACGATATCTTAGGGGCTGTGGTTCTATTCGGGGCTGTCGTTGTCATGGCCTGGATTGGCCTAGGTTTGGGCCTATAGATTAGGGGTTGACAGGTTTCTATCCTTGTCGGTAAGGTATCGGCAAGGATAGTGACAAGGCAATCAAACAAGGAGCTAAGGCGATGCTAGACAATACAATCGAACAAGACTTCCTGATCAAGATCAAACATGAGGCGCAGCAAGCAGCCTATGAGGCGGCAACAGATGCTTTGTTCAAGTGGTATGGTGGTGATGATCTAGGGGCCTGTGGTTTTGCTTGGGTTAACGTAGTGCCTGAGCATAAGGGCAACACTAAGCAGGGTAAGGAAGAACGTAAGACGTTAAGGGCCTTGGGCCTAGTGCTAGACTGGACAGGCAAAGAATTTCAGTGGTGGAATCCTTGCCGCCTATCTGTGCAGAATGTGGATAGCAAGCACGCTGGTGCTGTAGCTTGTGCCAAGGTTCTTAAGGCGTATGGGTTTAATGCTTACGCTGGGTCGCGGCTAGACTAGGGTAGAATAAGGCACCGACATTAAAGCCTAACACAACGAAAGGAAGGATAAGGCAATGACATTCAAGCATGACGCTAAGGCCTATCAGATAATGCTGATGGCTAAGGAAGTGGAAAACGAAGCGGTTAACCTTTACCATGCCACCTGTCGTGGTGAAGATGTGAAGTGGGAGGTGGAGCAACTGAGCTACTACCACCAGAAACTTAGTGCTGCGCTAGATGCGTGGGTAGTAGGAGGGGATGAGTGATGATTGTCTTGTCGTTGTATGACTACACAGGTGAGGCTGTTAAGCCTTGGGCTAAGGCTGGCTATGAGTGCCACTGTTATGACATCCAGCACGACGACACAAAGGTGGTCTACTATGAGGGTGGTGGGTCTATCCACTACAAGCATGGTGATCTGTTCCAGACGGCTACCTTGGCTGTCCTGTATAACAACTATCGGAATGAGCCAGTGATCTTTGGCATGGCCTTCCCTGTATGCACTGACCTAGCTGTATCAGGTGCAGCACACTTCAAACGTAAGGCTGAGGTTGACCCATGCTTTCAGATTAACGCAGCCTTTAGGGCTAAGGTGTGTGCTAATCTATTCACTCTCCTATGTGTGCCTTTCTTTGTGGAGAACCCTGTATCTAGACTTGCTACCCTATGGCGTAAGCCTGACCATTCCTTCCACCCCTACCAATACGGGGGATACATTGCAGAGGCAGAGGCACAGCATCCACGTTGGCCTGAGTATATCGCAGATCGTGATGCCTACCCTAAGAAGACTTGCCTATGGACAGGCAATGGGTTCAAGATGCCAGTGCATAAGGCTGTCGCACCTGTCGAAGGGTATAGCAAGCAGCACCTTAAGCTAGGTGGCAAGAGTATGAAGACTAAGAACATCCGCAGTGCTACGCCAAGGGGCTTTGCCATTGCAGTCTATGAAGCAAACAAGGTAGGAGTATGATCATGCTAACCTATAACAACAAAGCCTCATGACTTAACACTATCTGGACTGCACTAGATGGTCTGCCTATCTTTACGGCAGAGGATAGGGAACAGTGGGATAACATCTGCACTGCTATGGCTTGGGTCGCTGAAGAACTAGACGTTGAACAGGAGGACTTGTGATGACACGTGGGCAGATCATGTCGGCTATGGATCACTTCGAAGTGGGTAAGTCATATACCTTTAAGGGGTGGGAGTTCAAGTTTGATTGGTCGCAGGGGTACGTAGCACATAAGGGTGGGAAGGTGTTGCATGACTTCGATTCCTTCCCTAACCTAGTGCATGACATGGCAGCAGAGGGGTGCTTCGAATGACTGACACCCGAAAAGATATGCACTTGGTAGCACATGGCACGGAGAGGCAGCAGGAGCGCCTTACAAGCAGCATCCGTGGTCACCTTACCTCAGCCATAGCAGATGCTGATTGGCTATCTAGCGAGGCTCTCATGGGCCAGGCGGAGGATGATGAGATCTATCTACAGGATCAAGCAGCAAAGGGGCATCTCTATGGACCATACTAGTGGCATCGTCTACCTCATCATCACTATCGTGGTCTTGAGTAGGTTTGATCTGGTCATCACAGTCATCTACAATATCTTTAAGAAGAGGGGTTGACAGATGTAAGAATGGCTGTATGCTCAGGCTTGTCCTGCCACCCTCCATATACCTTACTCTAAGGAAAGGTTATCAAGATGTCTGAACTACCACACCAACCATGTCCATACGATGGATGCTACTCAACAGATGCCTTCTCCTACAACACAGAAGGGTTTGGTAAGTGTCACTCATGTGCCCGTAAGTATCCTAGCTGTACTGATACACTACTCCCGTGGGCTAACGAGAAGTATCCTACTGTCTTCGCTATCAAGAAGGAGATGAAGGTGGCTAACTCCCCTACTACATTGTCTGTCGTTGAAAGTATCCTGACACCTGTAGTGAGAGGGTATCGTGACATCAACAAGGATGTGATGCAGTACTACAATTGCTGTACATACATTAATGCTAACGGGGAATCTGTGAAGCAGGAGTATGTATACCCAAGCGGTGGTAAGAAGACACGTACCTTGCCCAAGTCTTTCCGTACTGAGCCTGGCTTCAAGACTGATGAACTCTTTGGTATGGACAAGTTCAATGCTGGCTGTGCTAAGGCAGTGACCATCACTGAGGGTGAGCTAGATGCTATGTCTGCTTACCAGATGTTAGGCTCTAAGTATCCTGTCGTATCCCTACCCTCAGCGACACCCTCAGGTAAGCTCTTTGAGAAGTGTAAGGATTGGTTGGATAGCTTCGAGAAGATATACTTATCCTTTGATAGTGATGGGAAGAGCGATGGTGTCGCACAGAAACTGGCTAACATCTTCCCCAACAGGGTATACAATGTCCCTCACGACAAGTACAAAGATGCAAACGAGTTCCTTCAGGCTGGAGCAGCTAAGGAATACTCCAACGCATGGTGGAATGCACAGAAGTATATACCTGAGAACATCTTCAACACTACAGAGCAGTTCCTCTCTATCATACACGACGAAGACGATAGTAGTTATCTATCAACAGGTATTCAGGCACTCGATGATGTGATCCTTGGCCTAATGCGTGGTCACTTCACAGTCTTCCAAGCACCTGAGGGTATTGGTAAGACAGAGTTCATGCGCTACCTAGAGTACAACCTACTGATGAAGCATGAGGATGTACCTATTGCTATCTGTCACATGGAAGAGGTGAAGAAGCGTGGTCTACTGGGCCTGGCCTCCTACCTCTTGGACAAGAACGTAACACGTAAAGACCTGATCACTAACCAGACTGAGGTGGATGAGGCTGTACGTACTATGACTGAGAAGGAGAACCTCTATCAGTTTACCATTGGGGTAGACGAAGACCCTCTTGAGATACTGGAGCGCATCAGGTTCTTGTCGCAAGCCTGTGGTGTACAGTACATCTTCTTCGAACCTATCCAAGACCTAGCCTACTCACGACAAGGGGATGAGAGTGTCGAACAGTTCTTGTCGCAGCTATCTACTAAGCTATCACGACTAGCCGCTGAACTTAACGTAGGTATCGTAACCATTGCCCACGAGAATGATGATGGTGCTATACGTGACTGTCGTATGATTGGTAAGCGAGCCTCCGTGGTAATCAAGCTGAAGAGGGACAAGATGACAGACGATGATGATGCACGTAACACCACGGAATTGTTGGTATTAAAGAACAGACCGACAGGCACTACGGGATTTGCTGGACAGTTGTTCTTCAACTCCGATACATTCACACTGTCTGAGAAGTATGCAGGTAACCAATGATCTATGTAGCAATCATCCTCTACACTATGGGTGCGTTCCTATACAACATCCACCAGATGACTATCATCCACTTGAGGAATATCAAGGATTACAGTACACTGAACGTCACTATGGATTCAGTCTTCTGGCCTATCCATGTACTAGAGATGATGATCCACGTACTACTTAACCCAGATGGGGACGACGAAGATGACGATGATGAAGGTAAACAATAAGAGGGTAGCCTTAGACATAGAGACAGATGATCTGAATGCTACACGTATCTGGGTCATCTGTACTGAGGACATCGACACAGGAGAGACTGACACCTTCCTTAACGTCAGCCACATAGAGGAGGAGAGGGAGAGGTTCTTAGCATACGTCAGCGGTATAGATACTCTGGTCTTCCACAATGGCCTAGGCTTTGACGGACCAGTGATCAACCGACTACTGAAGACAGACTGTATCGACATGGAGAAGATCGTAGATACAT